CGCCTTGAATTTCCTCAAACAAAAAATCAGTTACAAGACGAAACCTAGTCATATTCCACTGCTTCATTGTTCAACTTAGACAACCATTCATCGCCATCATACTCCTCAGACACGAAGATGCCCTTCAGGTATGAATCCTCGATTTTCTCAATCGAATAGTTCTCCACAATGTGTTTCTGAAGCTCGGCGGCCTTCTTCTTGATAGTTGCATATTTCTTATGCGCCTCTCGCATCCCCTTCTTGAAGCTCTCCTCTTTTGGATATGCCCAATTGGACCCTTCCATGAGAATCTCGCCCCATACAGCATTTTTCTGGATTGGCTTCAGCTCATATTCCACTGGGAAGAATTGGGCGACCTCTTTGAACTTCTTTTTCGCAGGGGCAGATGTCTTCTTCTTTTTCCGGGACTTTGATTTACTCTTGGTTCGAGAAGTTCGAGTTTTCACTTCTTTCTTCATATAAAGAAAGTCTCTGTGTCCGCTCCAATCAGTAGCAACAATAGGTAGCCCACACGAAGCAGCTTCAAAAAGAGGAAGACCATACCCTTCGCCATGAGTTGTGCTCAATAAACATTTAATCTTTGGATGGGTATATACTCCTCGCATTTGCTCTTCTGTCATGTCTCCGTGGAGAAGGTATAATTTACATTTCCTATTTGGATAATACTTGTCAAAATTTTCTGATGCTTTGCGAAGCTCAGCAAGTGTGTGTTCCCTATCCAAATTGGAATGATTTTTGGTGGAAATCTTTAGAACAAACCCTACCTTCTTATCATGAAATTCCTGAATGAACCAGTTGATTGACGTTCCAAGATTCTTGCGGGGGCTAATTTGCGCAACAGATAAGAAATTAAAGTCATATTCAAGCTCCATGTCAAGTTCTTCAGGCTCTATTTCCTTAACAGGGTAAGGAACAACCTCAATGTCAGCTGTGCAAGTTAAAGAAAAATGTTGTCCTGTTTCGGGGTGCTGGCCCTCATATTTCGTATTTACGAACCCCTCTTTGGCATGATTCGATGGAACAAAAACCTTTGTCATCGCATTCATCTGCTGTAGCCATTGGGGGGAAACTTTGTCCGTCTCGATGCCAGCTGTCACGCCAATATTTATTGGTGCAAGATTTTTAAATTCAGTAGGAATAGTAACTTGTACGGACATATCAAATTGCGGACTATTCTGGGCATAGGCGAGGGTCTTCTCTATTACCTCATCCATCCATCTTCTTTCCTCAGTATCCTCAACGATCCATCCAGTTTGTCCCCAGTTTCTTGCCTCGACGTAGATATCAACATCTCCTACTTCCTTCTCCCTCTTCCTCAAGGCACGCAGAACTGTTCTGGCATGTTCGCCATATCCTGATCTGGTGAGAACTGGTCCTGTCAACAAAACTTTTTTCATTTTATACCTCTGTCAAGCTCCAAGATTTATAATTCTTTCTCGTTTCCCAAGAGCCATACTTTTCGTATGTCTCAAGAAAAATCTCAACCCATCGTTTCTCGAATTTATCGAATCCATAATTATTGACGACGTGCTCACGACCTTTACGTCCCATTTCTTGACGCTCCTCTTCGGAAGCGTTCAGCATCAACTTCATTGCGTTAATGAAGTCCTCCTTGCTAACTCGGTCTTCGTAGATATAAGGAACCTGTTGGGAGCCAATAATTACCTTTGATGCAGGCTGGATTCCCACGCCGAACCAGTTCTCTCCGTCAGTAACTTGCTCTTGCAATCCGCCAGTCATAGTAACGACAATGGGCGTCTCACAAGCAAGAGACTCAAATGTCGCAAGACCAAAACCCTCAGCGTCAGCAATATTGATCGTACAGTCAGCCATGTTGTACATGTACGACAAACGAGTTGGATCAACCTTCGCCGAAGAGATCATAACCTCGCCGTTGTTCAATTCAAGCTCCTCCAAGATAGCTTCCAAGTCTGGTCCGTGGACATCCTTTGGGTCAGTGTGCATCACCAAAGTCGCCTTATCACGACCAACCTCATCTAGAAACTCTTTAAACCACCAGATGACTGTTCCCGACTGTTTTCGACGGGCATTGCGGTTGTTCCAGAAGAATACCATCTTATTCTCGTCATACATATCTCTCATCGAGTTGATGGTAAATTCGGTAACTTTCTCTTCATCAAGCTTCTTAAAAATTTCCGTATCCACTGCGTGAGGAAGATACTCCTCATCCACGGTGGGAGCAACCTTCTGAACGATGTCGCTCGTCACTTTTGAAATGGTGACAACCTTATCATTAGACTCATAAAACCTTTTGTTAAATTTTGGAAGAGGATAGTTATCCCAAACATGATAATAAATCATCGGGGTCAATGGGCGAATCTCGTGCTCAATTGCCCACAGCCATTCCCAAAATCTTGGGTCTGTCATAAACCACACCACGTCAGGGCGATGTTTCCGCATAATAGAGCGGACTAATTCAGGACTTCCGTGACTATCAACTGGGAATACCACCCAATCATCGCCATATTCTTCAGTTTTGATTGGATTGTACTTTTTGTGCTTGATCGCCCCGCCAAGACTTACCACTTGGAACTTGCCGCTCTTTAACAGCGCTTCAATCATATTTCTTGATTGAATGCCGACACCTGAAGGCGCAAGCGGCATATCCCCCAGTGTTAGAACTTTAATTTTTCTTTCCATTTTTTCCTCTCAAGGACAAAGTTTGGTCTTGTGTAAAGAACATTTACCGCAGTTAAGTCGGTTCTTTATGTGGTTCTTTTTTGTTATATTATACACAGCAGCGTTGAGCAAGTTAAGGGCATTTTTTATTTTTCTTGGGCCGCTGGTTACACGGAAGATTTCGACACGATTCTTTGTCGCCGTTCTCTTCAAAAGAGCAAAGTAAATCTCCACGTCCTTTGGATCTACTCCGTGCTTGTCGCACCAAAACTTCTTGTAAAGAGTTGGCTGGTATCCCGTTATCTTGTCGGACCTTCTTTCGGCATCCCATCCCCAAGAACAGGACTTCCAATCAATCACGTGATACTTTTCATCTTCCGTCTTAAGGACCAAGTCGATGAACCCCTTGAACTTCCACCCTTCGTATTCTTCGAGTGGCTCGTATAGGCGTTCCTCCACAGAAACAACAGTGAAGTTTCCGAACTTCTCCTGAAGAGCGGGGAGAATCTTTGACACGAGCTGAAGCCCTTGCTGTTCAAACTCCGCAATCAATTCCTCATTGAGCCGTTCGTGCTCAGACTCTGGCAGATTGATTACCTGCTCTGTGAAAGCAATCTTAAATTGTCTCTTTTGCTCTTCAAGCGTATTATACTGCTTCGTGGTTATCCCTTCACAGATTGTATGCAGGGCAGTCCCAAAAGCAGTATAAATATTTCCTTCAAATATCCTATTCTTGTCGATGTACTGAACTTTGTGGCGAAATGGACACAAATTCCATTCTTTCAATTCCGAGAATGATATGTGAGGCATTACTCCTCCGAGGAGCCAGGAAATGTTGTTTTATTCTCATTTTTTACAACATTATCGTTATTATTGAAGTTTGCGACTGCTTTTGGTGTAGCAGGTAGGGTTGGCTTTTGCTTTCTTTTTTTCTTGCTATTATTGCTAGTTTTTGACGTTGTTGTCTTGGTTACCTTAGGGACAATCTTCTTCAGTCGGAAAACTGCTTCGCCAGTGCGACCATTCGTCACTTTGCCAGTCATTGATAACATCGTATCAACGTCATGGCCTGCCTCGACAGCAAACCTCCTCATATCATCTTGACGAACAATCACTTTGCTATCATGCCGAGACCACAAATAAGGACCAACAGACACGGACACAGTAACTGTCCCCTCCTTTTCGTTTAATGTTACTTTTCTAGCTACTGATGCTTTAGCCATCTTCTAATTCCTCCATTACTTTTTCAATCTTATTATACAACACTGGACTGATTTCTGCAAGATATTTCTTATTTCCTGTGAAATATTCCAAGAAAGATTCTGCAAAATACTCCCTCAAGGATGTCACCGAATATGGTGTGACAAAAAGTCCCATCGTCAAAGGGAGAAGCGTGGCATAACCAAGATCATCATAAAGATAAAAATCAAATTTCCTATCATAATCTGGATTTGCAAAATACCTCAACGGAGCTGGGTACCCTTCTGACTTCAAACTCTGCTGAAGTCTCATTCGTTTGCCGAGAAACTCTCGCTCAACAAAGTCGTCTTCGTAAACGAGACCAGAAAAAAGTTCCTCAATCGAATGTCCAATCTCGTGAATAACATCTTTTACAACTTCTTCTTGCCGAGGGGCGTCTTTATCGATGTAAATCGCACCGTCCTTGAAGATAGCATTCAAATGACGAGAATTGGTTTCTTCAAAATCTCCAACATAAATTGCCTCAATCGTATTCGAGAGTACATATGGGAGCTTTTTTTCAACCGACGAGATAATCTCTGTCATGTCGATGTCTTGATGTGCGAATGGTTGCAAGATTTGGACAGGAATCTTATTCCACAATGTATATTCTTTTCTTTCCCTCAACGACCTCCGATATGAATTGGCGATAGCAGATTCAATTCCCTTCCTATGTTTCATTTTTGTTCTCTTCTTGGTGCGCAAGCCACCCAGTCTGAACGTCTTCGAGTCCTTGTTCGTATCCACGGAGCCAATTCTCCTCAGCCAACGCAAAGACAAGCTCAGGAAAATCGTCGGCCAACACATCGATAACCATCTGAAGGGTCACTTCTCCATTCTCGGGGTCCATTTTGCCGCCGACATACTCAACAACAATCTCCTTAAGATCATTGTCCTCTTTCACTGGATTCTCTAAATCCTTATTTCTAAACTGCTGTTCGTCTAAAAACGTCATTTACTATCTCCTTTGAATCCTTCACGAATTCTTTAAAAAATGTTTTATACCAAAAGTTCCCAATCGCAGCAGAAATACCAACAGAAAAATAACTAGCCAACACTGTACAATAGATGATGTCCCTAATGTTGTGCCTCATTTTCCTCATAGAATCTTTGCTGCCAAAGTTGCGACTTTTGAACGCTCGCCTCGGAGCAGCGTGATATGCCCTGCCAAATCGTGGTCCTTGAACTTTTCCAGCGCATACGACAAGCCATTTGTAAGCTCATCCAAATAAATTGTGTCTATCTGTTCAATGTCACCAGTTAAGATAATCTTTGAATTCTCACCAACACGAGTAATGATAGTCTTCAACTCGTGCTGCGTCAAATTTTGAGCCTCATCGATGATGATGTAGGTATTCGCTATAGATCTCCCACGAATGTAGGTCAATGCTTCTATTTCTATTGTACCAGTTTCAAGGTACATTTGTAAAGTTACCTTGTCCGAATTCATCAGAAATCGTAGGTTATCTTGGATTGGAGCAAGCCAAGGTGCCATCTTCTCCTCAACAGTTCCTGGTAGAAACCCAATGTCTCTCCCCATTGGCTGAACGGGTTTGGCGACTACGACACGCTTATAGCCTGTTTCGTCGTGCCCATTTATAACCTGCTCAAGTCCTGCAGCCAAGGCGCACAATGTCTTCCCTGATCCTGCTTGTCCGACGAGAGTAACAATTGGCACATTCCTATCCATAAGCAAATCAAATGCGAAAGACTGTTCTTTGTTGCGGGGTCGGATTCCCCAGACGCCCTCTTTGTAGTTCACAACCCTTCTCAATGGGCGATTGTATCCTGGGTATTTAGCCAAAGCAGTCCTCTTCTCATTGACATTGGATACCAACATCACAAACTGATTTGGGTAGAAGTCTTTTAATTTTTCTTCTTCCAGACATATCTCGCCATTGGCATAGAACTGCTCAATCATCTGATCATCGACGAGAATGTCAGCAAAGCCTCTATAAAGGTCCGTGCTTGCTTTCACAAGCTTTCCGACAGTGTAATCTTCGGCAGGAATACCGAATGAATCACACTTCACTCGCATATTGATATCACGAGATGCTATGATAACTTTTCTTTCAGGAGTCTCTTTCTGTTCTGCCAGAGCAACAGAAATAATTTTGTTGTCGGGGTTCTCGAACGGGTAATCTGCCGGGAGAACCTCTGAGTTGGCAGGGGCACAACGGACCAATCCGCAGCCCTTTCTGATTCTCACTCCTTTGGTCAAATCTCCAGAAGCACGAAGCCCATCAAGAAACTTGATGAAGTTCCTTGCATGATTCCCCACAGTGTCTTGTCGTTTTTTGTGCTTGTCTATCTCCTCAAGAACCTTCAAGGGAATAATAATGTCATTATACCCATATGAGAAGATGGATTGCCAATCGGTGAGATAAACGCTGGTGTCTAGCACGTATGTTTTCTTTGCCATTTATCCTCTGTTATCCAATAAATCTAAAAGTAAATAGTAAAATCATCTGTTTATTCATACTTACTTTAGAAGACTTTTCAAGGAGGTGCTTACACAGTGAAAGCAAAAATTTTATTTTTCTGCTTGATCTTCTTTGGATTGAGCGGATGTGCAGCGATAAGTGGGTGCACAGTAGAGGGGAGCGGAGAGCAAAATGTTCCACGTGATTCTTTCGTACAAATCTCAAATTCCACTTATATGAAAATTTGCGATGCAGAAAACCCAGATATGTGTTTCGAGGATCGTTCAAGATCAGTTGGCTCGGGAGCAGTATTCAGACATAGCGGAGATCACACTTTCGTTTTGACAGCTGCTCATGTCTGCGAAAGTCAAAGAAGAGCCAAGTTAATTGAAGAAGGGAAGAATGACCCTACTGTAATCTTTACTGCAGAAAAGAGATTGCAAACAATTGCACTGAATGGTGCTAAATATGATGCTGAGATATTGAGCCTCGACCACGAAATCGACACTTGCGTTTTGATAACTGAGCGTGTTGGAATCCCTGTCGCTCAGATTTCTAAATCCCCTGTTCAAGAAGGAGAGAAGGTTTGGAACGTAGCAGCCCCCCTCGGGCTCTTCGATACAAACACTGTCTCCATTCTTGAAGGTTATTATTCTGGGGCTATGCCTAACATTGAGAGAAGTGCGGTCCTTTACTCCATTCCAGTCGCACCTGGCTCATCTGGCAGTCCTATCTTCAATAGCAGGGGAGAGATTGTAGGCATGGTACATTCCGTCTATACAAGGTTCCATCATCAATCCCTATCTCCAAGTTGGTATGACTTGCGAAACTTCCTTCAGGATGCTGTTTGGACCTACAATCGGAAGTATAATTAGAGTAAAAAAAACTTTTTTTCGTGAAAAAGACCGTCATTTTTGGCGGTTTTTTTCTTTTTTATCCCCGACTTGCGGTATAGGCAGTAACTACGCCACGAAGCGTTGCAGGTCCCTTTATTACCCTTGAGAATGGAACATAAGGGACAGTTCTGTCATACTGTCGAGAGATTTGTGCGACATCCGTGGAGACAATGATATAATCTTTTCTGTCCGTGGCGGCGTCTTGGATTGGAATGACTGGGAGTGGAGGAGTGGGAGTGACTGGCGTCACATCTCTTCCTGCTCCACCGTTGTACAATAGTGAGACGTCTGCGGGTTGGAGTGCTTCGTTGAAGATAGCAATCTCGTCTATCTCTGCTATGCAGGGGTCAATGCCGGCGGCGCTTCTATTCTCATATCCAATTCCTAAATTTTTATAAGGAGCAACGCCCTGTGGGTATCCTGCGACAGGAGATGAGTTTATAATTCTTGCTCCTCGGCAGGATATGTCGGAGTGTGATGCGCCATCGACATACGAGTGAAGAGTTTGTCCATCAAATGTCAAAACATGATGATGCCAAAGCCCATCAGGATTTATTCCTGCGTCGACGGAAACCCAAAGGTTTGACCCGACGCCAGCTCCATTTCGTTGTGGTATCCACCACTTATCGTCATTCCAGAGAGTCCATCCGAGACCATCTGGTGGTGTCGTATCACGAAGGTGGGCAATAAATGCTTTCTTTGGCCAGCCAATAGCAATCGGGTCAGATGTCTTTATCCACAAAGAAACTGTAAATACATTGGACTTAACCCAAGGATCAATGCCCACAGCATACAAATCATTGTATACATAATCATCCCCATCAAAATCAACTGCTGCTGTGCCGCCGGCTAGTGTTGACGAAACAAAAGTTGGGTCACCGGTGGTAGTAGCAGAGTTATAGGAATTGCCGCTGCTATCTGAATAATTATTCTCGAACCTAAAATAAGTTCTAATAGTATCGAGCCCTGTCTTTGGAGATGTCGAAAGAGCCATTCCTGAACCGCCATTATAAAGCGTTGAAATGTCTGTGCCGTTTAACGCTTCATCCCAAATAATAACTTGATCTATTTGGCCGGGCCACTCGACTCCACCACCAGGAAGAGCAGCATTGGCGCCTCCTATAACACAATAATCTGTGTTTAAAGTCCCTCCAACAACACCGCCGGCGAGCAACGCACTATCAATCTCCAATCCATCGAAATAAGATCTCATCGTTGTGCCATCATAAGTAAAGGCATAATGGTGCCAATCACTAGAGGGGGCGCCGGAGGCGCTCCTTCCATTGCTGATGGCGGTGAACGATACTCCGTTGCCCAAACTCCATCCTTGATAGTCGTGGACTCCAACATTTGTTCCGCTTTTGCCGATGACGTAGCTGTTTGCCCCTTGAAATATAGAGCATTTTGCCCAATATGCTATTGTTATAGTGCTCATCGCTGCCCATTCCGAATCCATTGCCGGGACATAAAGAGGGGCTTGGAGGGCATTAACATGAAAGGAATATGAACCAATTTTTCCTGGTGACTGAACAGATCCGGCAGTTTGGTGTGGGGCACCATGGCGATCGTGCCCAGAAAAGTCATTCCAACTTGTTACAGTCACACCAATGCCACCGGTGGACACTTCAGGAAACGTAAGATATAGAAATGGTGTATTTAATGGCATTTTATTTTCTTTCTAAAAACTGGAGGAGCAGGATTCGAACCTGCATGGAGAACCCTAGAAATTCTCCGCTGCCGAGACCGGACAGTGCGTCTGCCAATTCCGCCACCCTCCATCACTTCTTCTGTCTAAAGACATTTCTTACTAAATAGAGTGTCAGAACATTTACAACCAAAAGCCCAATCAAGATAACAAAAGCGTCAAATTCCGTCATAATGGAGATGCCGAGAGTCGAACTCGGGTCCACAACACGCTCCACAAAGAGTCATTCACAAGTTTGTCTGGTTTACTATCACAAACCAAAAAAGATAGACAGTGTTCTCGCCTGTGCTTACTGTCTTATCACACTCCACCTCTGACGAGGGAACCATTTTGATTTTTTATTTCTGTGAATCACCACCTATCTGATATTCTTTAACAAGGTCACCAGAAACCCCGCAAGATTAAGCCGCTAAGGCGAATTCTTGAAGTTCAACGTTATCGTTGGCATTTAATACTTTGCAACATTATCAGGTCATATGTTACCGTTGACCACTTGCACTCATTGCTTCGCTTGCCATGTCGAAGCCGTATCATCCCCAATTTTCAAAGATCAAAAAAAAATGCTTATGATTAGTGGGTTTCTCGGGTCACCACTATACTATCCTCTCTTTAACTGGAGCTATCAGATCATTCTCTACCAACCAACAATCACTTTGTGTCGCTCCCCTTCGTTAGAGGCATGGAAGGAAAATCCTAGTGTAAAATAAATCATAAGCGCCCAAGTATTGCTATACTTTGAGTATAAACTAAATAGTCACAAGAGTAAAGTATCAAGCTTCTTTTTCATCAGTAAAAAAAGTTTCAGAACCATATTCTCTGAGTAGTCTAACGAAGTCGGCTTTGTCCAGCCCCAAAAGTCGAACTGCCTCCAATTTCGTTCTTGTTACTGATAGTGCCCACTTGAGAGTGGCATCTTTTGCGATGTTACCAAGACTTCTCCAAATCTGATAACCAAACATATAGTTTCCGGCAGCCTTGACTGCGAGTTCTAATTTTAGGGCTATGACCTCTTCGAGGCTGAGTGCTTCCAATTTGAGTTGGAATGCTTTGTCAATCTTTCTTTCTTTCTCTAGTTTCTTAATGACTGAATAGTGTTTATTCTTCCCGTAGACTCTTCTCTTTTTCTTCCAAGTCATTAATCAACCCCAAGAGGGCATAGCCCATAATGTCCTGCCACGGACTTTCACCGAAAGCATCTGAATCGTTGGCGATACGAAACAATTTGTCTACAACCCTGACAGTGGCTAATACATTAAGATATTTATCTACTGGTATTCCATCAGGATAGAGAATCTTTAAAATTTCTTTTGACTTCTTGAAAGCTTTACCATAAGCTTTCTCTTTTTCATTTACTAGTTCTGAGACTTCTAGTGAAGTTTTATTATAGATATTAGATTCTATATTTTTCATATACTCTTAGTTGATAATCTATAGATGAGAATTATAGTTAATAAGAATACAAAGAATAAAGATAACAAGTTATAAGTTGTATAAGTTTTAAGTTAGAAAGCTTTAAGTTGTATTTCCATTATACTGTTAAGAGTAGCACAGGAATTTTTGGTTGTAAAGAAAAAAATCAAATAAATTCTTCTTCTGCCTCAACCTCTTGTGCTGTCTCGGCTTCCTCATACGAAGGAGTAGTTGGCTCTTCTATCTCAGATTGAAGCTCATTTTCGAACTTGTCGAAGTAAAGTTTCAAGTTGGTCACAAGATACTCAGAGAAGACAGCTTGGTCTTCTGGATTTGACAGGAGTCCATAGGCATCAGCAATTTGTTTCTCTACTTTCTTGAAAGTCATCTCAGCAAAGTTTCTTCCAGTGACATCCTCACCAGGAATTCCAAAGGCGTCTTCAACTTCAGGCTCTGTCTCTTCAATGTCAATGAACTTATCTTCATCTCCACTTACTTCAACATCTTTATCGACTTTTACATTGACATCGATAGCCTCTTCCTCTTCTAGAAGATCAGATCCAAAATCAATATAATAATCATCACCCTCAGCAAGCTCTTCCTCCTCAAGTTCTTCATCTACAACGTCAACCACTTGAAGTGGAGCGAGAGTATCTTCTACAGCTTTGATGATATGCGACCTAAATGATTGTCTCTGTTCATCAGATGTAGTCAAGTCTTTATAGTCGTCTTGGATGATGGGAATAATTTTCTTGAGCAGGTCTTCAAGAGTATTGATACCAGTCGAGAAATGAGGGGTGTTTGGAATCGCAGCCTCACTTAAGACCTTTTTGATTGCATATCGAATAACTTCACGAAGAGCATTCTCTTCTTCCACTTTGTGAATGTATTGTTCTCTATCGATATACTCTTCGCTATCTGTATTTTGCTTGCTTCCGCATGCTGCACCAGCTCCGCTCACTGCTCCAGCTCCCATAGCACTCATTTCTTCAACTTTCATTAATTTATCCTTCTTTTGTTGTGGTTTCTTCGGTCTTTGTTTTGGTTTTTCTGGTTCTCGTGGTGGTTTTCTTTGTAGTCGTACCAGTTTTCTTGGTTGTTGTGGACTTTTTACGAGTTTTTTTCGGTTTTTCAGCAGTATTTGCTAAGTTTTCACCCTCGGTTGTGTTTTCCAGCCCCAAGTCGGCACCTGTTGTCGCAGGTTCAGAAGTTGTCAAATTTGGGGTATTTTTCACCTCTAATGCCGCTTTTTGCGGCTTTTCCAACTCTGTTTTCTTGGTTTTCAAGGTGTTTTCCGTCAAATTTGCCGTATTTCCAGTATTTTCAACGGTTTTGGCGACATTTCCAGTGTTTTTTTTGTTTTGAGCAGCCAAAAGTGCCTTTCTGCGCTCAACTTTCACTCTTTTCTTGAATCTCATTGGGTTTCTCCTATATTTTTGGACAGTTAGAAGAGAAAAAATGAAAAAAATCATTTTTTTTCTTGACAAGTAGCGAATTAGTGTTTAGTATTAGTCTTTAGTGGTGAAAATTTACTTAATCCAACGACTTACAAGACGCTCATAGAGCAAATTCTCTCTTTGGGTGTAGATTTCGTCCAATCTGTCACCTGCTTCTTGGAGTCTAAAGGTTTTTTCTTGCAAAGTTTCTTCTTCCTCGACGTTAAGATCGAGTTCTGCTTCTTCTTTTTGCAACATTGCTCTCATTTCCTTTCGACGGTCTTTGTATGACTGTTGATGGTCGGATTCTTTACCATGTTTGCCAAGGTGTTCGTCCTCTCTGTCGTCGTAGTCTTGTTCTTCCTGCAAAGTACCACCCATAGCGTGTGATTCCTTGCGACGGTCTTTGTAATCTTGTTTTTTCTTTCCGTCTTTGTCTAGAAGGCGATAATCTTCGTCTTCATCATTAGGATGTTTTTCGCCATATGGCTTATCGGCCCTGGCTTTGTCTGCCATGCCTTTTCTTTCCATCCCATACGCTTCTTCTTTGCGATCCATGGCGTTTTGTTCTTCATTTACTGTTTGATTTTCCTTGAGACTGATATAATTTTCTACCAATTTCACAAGCTCGCCAATTGAAAGCGACTCAAACTGTGTTTTTTGCTTGTCATTCAGCCTGCTATGGGCTTCGACAATCATTTTTGCCATTTTACTGTTGACTTTTACGTCTCCGAATACGCCTGTCTTCTTGTTTTCCGCAAGAAACTCAAGCTTCTTTACCATTTTACTCATTTTTTTCTCCTCTGTTAATGAATTTTGTTGTATTCTTTGGTCTGTCCAATCCCTAAAACACATATTACCTAATAAGTATGCTTCTTCTTCCATTTCTCTTAGATATAAGTTGGATTGTGCGTATCCTTCTCCCATATCCATTTGACTTAAGTCATCAAATTTTCCGTCGCAAGCTTGTTTGTGATGAACAAGCTCGTGCGAAATGGATCGTAAAATATCTTTTGGATGTCGATTCGTGACAAATACTGTTATTTCGTTGTCTCTTGGCGAATAATGCGCCGTTTTGCCGAGCATATCCTCAGCATTTTTGTGGTCATCTGCAAGTCTTAGTTTAGTATCCTTGTCAAACCCCATATATTGCTTTGCGTAAGGATAAAATTCTCTGATGAGAGATGCTAGTTGCTTACTTCTCATTTAATTTTTTCCATACGGTTTCGAACAAGAGATTTTCGTTCAGCTCTACTTTCGGATATCTTTGCCCGAACCACTTTTTTAACTGATCCAATGTCATCTTGATCTGGGTGTCATCTATGTTTAGAAGTTTTTTGTTTTTTGCAAGCAACTTTTGCAGTACCGCCCCTTCTTCCGGGGGATCATCTGCATCGATATCTACATTCAATCCTTTTAATGGCTTTGGCATCGGGTTGCTTGGTTGAAATAGTTTTTCACCATCAGAACTGACTACACTTCTGGTTACCAACTGAGGTGTTACAGTCTGTGTTTCGGAGTCTGATTTGTCAACACCAGCAGCATCTGACTGTGGCTTGTCCTGTTGTTGCGCATCATCTTGCTGCTGCTCTTGATCTCTTTTCTTTTTGAGTCCGTTTAGGTAATTGATTATTTTCTTTGATGTTGCCGAAGTATCATACGCTCTTAATCTGTCTTCGAGCGGCTTCGAGATAGACCCTATAGATAATCTTTTCCACATTCCAGGGTTATTCTTGTCTTCTAGATACCATTGCCTAACAGATCCTCCGCCAGCTGCTCTTTTGTCGTCATCATCGAGCCATATCGCATTCGCAAAAGCTTCTGCCCATTTTATTGATTTTTGGTATAGACCTCTAGCTAACCCATCTTTTGATCTATCGGAATCTTTAATCTTTTTTAGAGGATATCGCTTTGCGTTCTTTGTGTTAAATGCCCTTCCCTTGGGCGATATCACCGTCCAGTGTGCACCTAGATTGTCGTCTTTGCTGTGCGTGGTGTACTGAGCTTTATAACTTTTGTCACCAAATTCGTCATATACTGTTGTGACAAGACCATTTGGTATCGAAAATTGTGATGGCCATTTTTCTCTGTTTGTGCCTTGTGCCCACTGCGCCGCATCTCTGTAAAGTTCGTCTATTTTGCCAATGGCAGGCATCATGACATTAGGAAGTTGACTTTCTTTGATTTTATACCCTTGAGGTTCCAACTGAAGATGTGCGAACTTCATGATAAGTTTTTTTAGATCCTCTCCAACTCCTTGTTGATTGAGGAAATCTTGCAAAGAGGCTTTTCCTTTTTTACTTGTCTGGTATATTCGAACAGTCCCTAGTTTGCTTTTCTTAGACTCAGACTCTTCTGATAGGTCATTTAGAACTTCTACCTCTTTTGGGTTTTCATTGGCGTTTATTTGAGTGTTGTTCGTCTGGTTTTGCCAGACATTGTTTCCATTGTGCACCCAGATATCTCCAATGTTTATATTTCCTGCCCTCTTTACGGCAGGCCTTTGTGCTAATTTTTTGGAAATTTTTACTTGCGCACCTTTTTCAGGCATACCGGATGTCTTGCCTTCACCGCCTGTTCCTTTCTTACAGAGATTTACGACAACTCCCTTGAGTTTTTGCCTCTGTTTCTTTAGCGCATCCAGTTTCTTCTCTAACTCGCCAATCTGTTTTTTAGCAAGCTCTTGCTCTTTCTTTTCTTGTGGGGTTTTCGGCGCTCCCTTGAGGAGGTCACCAATGTCCTCTTTATCTTCTACTTTGTCAGGAGCTGCGTCAGCATGTCCTTTCCCAAGTTTTTGTAGTATTTCTGCCCCTTCTATCTCTTTGGCATACTTAGGGTCAATCTTTACCTCTTCGTCGATTGTTGCCTTACCACCAGCAACCTTCTTCAAGTCTTCTAATTCTGCTTGTAGTGCTTTAATGCTGGAGTCGAGACCCTTGATAGCTTCTTTTGTCTCTTCGCAGTCTTTACCGACTTCATCATCTTTAAGAGGTTCAAGTCCAGATTTGATCTCATCTGCTTCTGTCTTAGATAAAGTAATAACTTTTTTCTTGCTCATCAAACTGTGAATAAGTTTCGCAATCAGAGTCAATATGGACCCCACAGCAAAACCTGCTCCTGCCGCAGCGAGAGGAAGTATCTCATCTAGTCTTTGTGGACTAATATTCGATTTTTTGGCTGCGTCAATTGCTACCTCAAGAAGAACTTCATCGACTAGGCCGTGCTTTATAAAGGAACTTTTGTATTGACGGTTTACTTTTTCCTCGGTTAGGGCAATCTTCAACCGCTTTTGAAAATCAGACATATTATAGAAATCTCCTACAAGATACAGAAATCTATAATAAATAGTAAGAAACCCCGGAAAAATCCGGGGTTCTTTTCACATCTGTATAATAATCACAGAAGGTGTCTTTTCCTCTTCCTCTTCTTCTC